CGGCGCCGTAAGGCTGATGGTAGAGCTGATCGAGATCGAGCCCGGCAGATGGCGGGTGCGCCGTGACGCGACACCGCCAGCGCGATCGCCGCTGCCGTGCCCGAACGTGATCAGCGACATCATGGAGCCCGTCGAGCAGGTCGACGGGCGGTTCTACAGCAGCAAGAGCCAGTACCGCGCGGTCGGCCGCGCGCACGGCCTCATTGAGGTCGGCAATGAAAAGCCCAAGCCAAAATCCCGCGCCACCGCCGCAAAAGCGGTAAAGGAGGCGCGCCGCCAGTCGCTGCGCAAGGCGATCGAGCGCTACAAGGCCGGAGAGCGGCCAGTTCAGAGGGGATAAAAATGTCAGATACCTCCGGCGTGCCAGCCGCGCCTCCCGCATCCGCGCCAGCTCCAGCCGCGCCGGCACCAGCCCCGGCCGGCAACGAGGCCGTGATTGACCCGAACCCAGTCGCGACGCCGAGCCCGGCCAGCAACACGCCGCCCGAGAAGCCGCCGGAGGCGCGCAAGCCGGTCGATCGCCGGGAGGCCATCCAGAAGGCCTTCAACAAGGCGAGAGAAGGTGGCGAACCCCCTGCGGCCAAACCGAAAATCGGCCACAACCAGCCGCCCGAACAAACACCACCCGAGGACAAGATCGACCTCCGGCAGCCGCCCAAGGGCGAGCGCTACCGTGAGGGAGGGCGCTTTGCGAAGGCGCCGGATATTGCGCCCAATTCTGCCACCACGGCCCCGCCGGGGCAGCCGGCGCAGCCCGGCCAGCCGCAGGCGCGGCGTTACGCACCCCTGCCCGAGACGGATCCCTATAGGGCGCCGCCATCACGCTGGGTGCCGGAGGCGCAGGAGGCGTGGGCCGGGACGCCGCCCAGCGTGCGGTCCGAGGTCTACCGCATGGCGCAAGAGTTCGACGGCGCCTACCAGAAATACCGCGGCGACCACGAGGCCATGGAGCCGATCCGGCACTTCCAAGCGATGGCCGCGCAGCACGGCACGACGCTCGAACGTGCGCTGACGAACTACGTCAGCATGGAACAAAAGCTCCGGCAGGACGTGGTCGGCGGCCTCGACGTGATCGTCAACAACCTGAACCTGCGCACGCAGGACGGCCAGCGCATCGGCCTGCGCGACATTGCCTACCATGTGCTGAGCCAGTCGCCGGAGCAGCTGCGGCAGATGCAGCAGGGCAACCAGCAGACCGCGGCGTCGCACCAGATCGGTGCCCTGCATCAGGAAGTCGTGGGCTTGAAACAAGCCCTCCAGCAGATGCATACTCAGCAACAGTTCACCTATACCCGGTCTGCCGTCGACCAGTTCGCCGAGCAGCATCCGCGGTTCGATGAACTAGGGGAATTGATCGAGCAGGAGCTGCGGTTCGGTTTCGACCTTCAAACGGCGTACCAGCGCGCAGAGATGCTTCGACCGGCCCAACGGACGGCTCAAACCCGTGCCACTGCCCCGGCTCAAACCCGGACCGACAAGTCGATTAGCGGTGCACCTGACAGCGGACCCTCAAACGGTTCGGCCCGCAGCGACAAGAAAGTTGGCCGACGTGACGCCATTCAGGCCGCCATCAGGCGGGTGAACGGCGGCATATAGTTTGAACCGATCAGGAGGGGCAGATGCCCAATATCACGACCAATGCTTCCTACCAGCAGATACTTTCCATGGCGATCGAGGACCGATCGTCGAGCTATCAGGATCTCGTCTCCAACAACAACGCTCTGCTCGCGGTGATGAAGCGCAAGGGCCTGTGGCAGACCTACTCCGGTCCGCGCATTCGCCAGACGCTGCAAGTCGGCAAGCAGATTGCCCAGTGGTACAGCGGCTACGACCAGCTGTTGAACCCGGCGATCGACCTCTTCAACGATGCATACTACGATCCGAAGATGGTCGTCGTTCCGGTGATCCTGTCGATGCAGGAGATCCTGAACAACGAGGGTGAAGCTCAGCTGATGGACGTCTATGACAGCTACATGGACGCCGCTGAGCGGGCGCTCGAAGACACGATGGACGCGGGCCTGTACGGCGACGGGACTGCGAACGGCGGCAAGCAGATCACCGGCCTCGCGACGGCAGTGCCAATCACGGTCAACTCAGGTGTCTACGGTGGCATCGATCGCGCGACCGCAGTGATCTGGCAGACCAAGACGTACAACGCGACGAACTCGTTCCCCGCCGCGATGACGACGCAGGTGACGTCGACCTCGATCCGGCCGATGCTCAACTACATCATGACCAAGCAGAGCCGCGGCAAGGACTACGCGGACCTGCTGATCATGTCGCCGGAGCACTACGCGGCCTACGACGCGGCCACGATCGCCATCCAGCGCCAGCAGAACGAGACGTCGCTGGGCAAGCTGGGCTTCTCCGCTCTCGAATACATCGGCGGCGGCAAGCGCGCGGAGATCGTGCTCGACGGCGGCATCGGCTCGAACATGCCTGCCGACACGACGTTCGGGCTCAACACCGACAGTTTCCGGCTTCGCTATCACCCGAACCGGAATTTCGACAAGGTGTTCGACGGCGACGGCCAGATGCCGATCGACAAGGACGCCATCGCGCAGTTCATCGGGTGGATGGGCGAGCTGACCCAGACCAATCCGCTGTTCAACTGGCGCTTCTACGATAGCGTCCCGGCGTCCTAACACCTTCGAGCGCTGGAACGCTGAAGACCGCCGCCTTTTCCGTCAGCCCTTGCACGGGGGAGGCGGCGGTTCACCCATCAACGGAGAGCATGAGCATGGCGACGCCCAAGGCGGGAACCGACGAGGTCCTGATTGCGATTTTCAAGAACCACGCGATCAAGAACGAATTGAAGACGGCCAAGGAAGGTCGACCGATCTTCGACGACATGGAAATCTGCGAGATCCGCGCACCGGGCTCGCGCAATGTGTCGGTGTTTCCTGCGCTGTCGTTCTCGCACTGGGAGAACGATTTGAACACCGGCGAGCAGACGCGGGTCACGTATGCCGAGCGGTTCTCGCGGCAGTACCAGCAATTCAAGGCGCACACGCACCAGACAAAATCCGGGACGCCGCTCGACTACGCGGTGTTCCTGACCGAGGCGCGTCGCGCCGAGCTGCGCGCGCTCAACGTCTACACCATCGAGCAGCTCGGCGGCATCGACGGGAACGAGCTGAAGAACCTCGGGTCCGGCGGCCGCGACCTGAAGAACAAGGCCATGGAGTACCTCGAAGACGCGAGGAAGGGCTCGCCCAACACGGCGATGGCGGCGGAGATCGAAGCGCTGCGTGCGCGCAACGCAATTCTCGAGGAGGACGCGAGAATAATCGCGAAGCGCAAGCAGGAGCGCGCCGCGCCTGCCGCGCCGGGCGCTGAGTTCGATGACATGACGATCGAGCAGCTGCGCGACTACGTCACCACCAATACCGGCCACGCGCCGCACGGCACGCTCGGCAAGAAGACGTTGATCCGCATGGCGATGGACGCACAGCAGGACAAGGTCACCAGTGGATGACACTGATCTCGGTTGTGAAGGAGGTGTGCGGCCCGATCGGCGTGTCCGCTCCCTCCAGCGTGTTCTCCGGCATCTCCGCAAATCGCACTATGCAGGAGATGCTGGCGCTCGCTAACGAGATCGCACAGCGTCTCGCCGCCGACACGCGCAACTGGACCGCACTCAGGCAGATGGCGACGTTTGTCGGCGACGGCGTGGCTGACATCAACGGCGTGATACAGGGCACGACGGCATTCAATTTCCCATCAGACTACCTGCGCATTCCGATCACGTCGAACGTCTGGCTGTCGACGTCGGCGCAGTCTCCCGCGCGGTTTATCGCGGACACCGACGAGTGGGTGCAGCGCCGGGCCCTGAACAGGGTCGACGGGCGCGGCGAGTGGACGATCCTGCGCAAGCAGATGCACATCTTCCCGGTCATGCCGGCCGGTGTGACTGCGTCATTCGCCTACATAAGCAAGAACGCGATCGCGCTCGCGGCTGGCGGGTATGGCGACGAGTTCATCACCGACAACGACACGTTCGTGCTCAGCGAGCGGCTGCTCAAGCTGGGCATGATCTGGCAGTGGAAGGCGAACAAGGGCTCGCCCTACGCCGAGGACATGGGCACCTATTCCGACGCGCTGTCGGCCGCGGCAGGCTTTGACAGCCCGGCGCCGATCATCATCGGGCGGCTGCCGATAAGCGCCACGATAGATGTCGCCAATCAGGGACAGGTGCCCTGATGAGCATCCACAGCATGTTCCGGCGACAGCCGGTGCCGCAGCAGGTCGCGCAGAAGCTTCAATCGACGACGTTTCCTGCGCCGAGCCGCGGCATCATCATGAGCGAGAACTATTCGTACATGGAGGGCGGCGCCTGCCTGATCTGCGACAACTGGGCGCCGACGATGCGCGGCGTGAAGCTGCGCGGCGGGCATGTGCGTTGGGCCGAGCTGCCGGAGACGACGCCGGTCGTCTCGATGTTCGACTACGCGAGCGGCTCGACCCGCAAGATGTTTGCCGGCAACGCAACCAAGCTCTACGACACCACGATCTCCGGCGCGCCCGTGCTGGTGAAGAGCGGCCAGACGTCGGGCAACTACTGCGCCAGCCAGATGGCGAACGCGTCGGGTGACTTCCTGCTTGCGGTCAACGAGGCCGGGAATTTTCCGCTGCGCTTCGACGGCACGACGTGGACAACGCTCAACGCGAGCCAAATCAACGGCCCTATCGGTACGCCGGTGCAGTTCGGCGAGAACCTGACCTACGTGTGGAAGTACCGCAATCGCTGGTTCTTCATCCAAGGCAATTCGATGAACGCTTGGTACCTCGACATCGATAGCATTGGCGGCCTGCTGAAGCTGATCCCGTTGTCGGGTGCTGCGAGCAAGGGAGGCAAGCTGCTGTTCGGCGCGACGTGGTCGATCGACGCGGGCGACGGCATCGACGACAAATGCGTCATGGTCACCGATCAAGGCGAGGTCCTGATTTTCACCGGCAGCGACCCCGGCAACATAAACAACTGGCGGCAGGAGGGGCGCTATCAGCTGTCGCCGCCGATGGGCATGAACGCGCATATGTCGATCGGCGGAGATCTGCTGATCGCGACGGTCGACGGCATCATCCCCGTGTCACAGGCGATCCAGAAGACGTCCGAGCAGCTGGAGCTGGCGGCGATCACGCGCACGATCAAGCCGCTGTGGCGTGAGCTGGTCGAGACGCGCAACACCATGCCGTGGACGATGGTGCACTGGGACGAGTACGGCGGGATTTTCGTGGCTGTGCCCGGTGGCCCCGCAGGCGATCGCTACTGCCTCCTCGCTAATGCCGTCACCAATGCGTGGGCCCGGTTCATGGGCTGGGATATGACATGCCTCGTGCAGATCCGCAGCGATATGTTCTTTGGCACGCAGGGCGGCATCATCATGCAGGCCGATCGCACCGGCTACGACGATGGCGAGCCATACACGGCGACGCTGCTCGGCGGCTGGGGCCTGTTTCAGCAGCAGGCGTCGAACACGGTCTGGCGGCAGGCGCGCGCCTCGTTCACGTCGGGACCGAACGAGCCGTTCGAGCCGCAGCTGTTTGGCTGCACTGATTTCACGATCAACATCCCTACCGTGCCGCCGCCCGGCGAAGATCCCGGGCTGCTGGAGGTCTGGGACCAAGGCAAGTGGGATCAGGCTAAATGGGACCAGCAGGGCGCCGCCAAGCCGGTGATCCGCAACACCGGCTGGGTGTCGATCGGCGTTACCGGCTTCACGATCGCGCCGGGCGTGCAGATCACGGTCGCGCAGCAGGTGCGGCCGGAGGTCGAACTGGTTTCGCTCGATCTCGCGTTTGAGCGCGCTGGGGTCAATGTCTAGGGGAGCACGATGCCGGAAGCTGCTCTGCCGCCTGAACTTGTCGCTGCTGCGCTAGAGCAGGCTGGCGTGCCTGCGCCTGCGGTGCCCGAGCCGCAGCCGGAGGCGCTCGGCGAGTTGTTTCGCACCTACAATCCGCAGGGCGCGGCCGGTGGTTTGTTCGCGCCCGCGCACATTGCTGGCTACAAGCCGAGCGAGGACGCGGTCGACGCGTGGACGAAGGCCAATCGCAGCATGACGTGGGAGGATCTTGAGAGAACCCGCATGCCGCAAGCGTGGCGGCCGTCGAGCGGCCGCAGTGGTGGCGATGGTGTGTACGGGCCCGGCATGCCGCTCGACATGAATTTCACTGACAAGCGCGGCACGGTCGACCCGCTCGCGCTGAAGGTGCTCGCGCAGGGCGGCAAGTACGATCTCGAAGCGCGGCGCCGCGCGATTGCCGAGCGGCTGCTGCAGAACCAGTACATGGGTGGCGGCTGATGCTGGGCTACACCTACGATCACAACGTACAGGTCGCGGACTTTGTCGCGTCACTGATCCCGCATCTCGGCGGTAGCTCGGCTGCGTTCGGGCCGAACTTTCAGACGATCGGCGTGATCGACGAGAACGGCGCGCTGATCGCCGGGCTGGTCTATTCCGGTTTCGACGCGCGCAGCGGCACGATCGAGATCACCGGCTCGGCGGTCGACAAGCGCTGGCTCACACGCGGCACGATCGCGCGCATGTACCAGTACCCGTTCGTGCAGTGCCGCTGTCAGATGGTCTACCAGCGTACCCCCGCGGATAATGAGTATTTGCTGGGGATGCTCGCGAGCTACGACTACACGTTCGTCAAGGTGCCGCGGATGTTCGGCCGCGATCGCGACGGCGTGCTCTGTCTTTTGACGTATGAGGACTGGGCCAGCAACAAGTTCAACAAGCGCCTCAAGCATCACCTGCCTGAGACGGCAACCATGGAGGCCGCGTGATGGCCGGACCGAGGGACTGGGCCGCACGGGCCATGATGTTGCGCCAGCAGTACGGCGGCAGCGCGCCAATGCGACAAGGCATCATGGGCGGGGGCGCGATGGGGCCTCGGCCGCCGGGCTTTGGAAACGGGCCGCCGCCGAGCATTCCGCCGATGTCGGGCATGCCGATGCCACAGGGCGCTGGTGGCCAAGGCTCCGCAGCGTCCTTGCCTCCGGGCGTTGGCGCGCCGGGCGCGATGCCGCCCCGGCCGCCGGGTTTCGGTAACGGGCCACCTCCGGGAGCCCCGCCGATGGGCGCTCTGGCCGCGCCGGGCCCCATGGCCTCACTGCCGGGCGGAATGCTCGGCAACATGCCCCCACCGCCGCCGAGCGTCCCCGGAGGCGCCGCAGGCGGCGCCAAGGGCAATGCCGGTGGCATGCCGCCACCGCCGGTCTAGGAGAGTACCCAGATGCCAATCCCCGGCCCGGATCAGATGCGGGACATGATCACCCGAGCGCTCATGGAAGTGCAGAACCCGTCGCCCCGCACCCAGATGCCCGGCGGCGGGGTCGGTGCTCCGACGCAGTCCCCGGTCGTCCCACCGGGGGCTGCGGCTGGTCCCATGCCCCCCGGCGTGGGTGGCCCGCCGTCGCCGCAGATGCCTCCGGGCGGCGGCGTGCAGGGCCCTGCCGGGCCGCAGATGCCGCAGACGCCGGGAGCGCTCGCGCCGACACCGGGCGGGCCGCCGCAGATACCGCCGCCGCAGATGGGCGGCGCACCGATGCCTCCGCCACAGCGGGGGCCAAACATTGTCGGCATGCCGCCGCCGGATGCCGGGATGATCCCCGGAACGCAGATACCAATCCCGCAGGGACGCTACTGACATGGGCAAAGGCAGCTCTCCCCCACCGCCTCCGAACCCCGTCGACACGGCGCGGGCCTCGACGTCGACCAACGTCGGGACGAGCATTGCCAATGCGTTTCTGAACAACACCAACCAGATCACGCCGGAAGGTTCGCTGCGTTACGACGTCAGCGGCAACTACACTTGGTACGACCCCTACACCGGGATGAACGTCGACATCCCGACATTCACGGCGACGCAGTCGCTGTCGCCGCAGGGGCAGGCGATCCAAGACCAGAGCATGGCGGCCAAGTACAACATGGCCGGTATGGCGGCCGCCCAGAGCGCGCGCCTGTCCGAGCATCTCGGCCGCGACATCAATCTCGCCGACGCGCCCGCCGCTGGTGATGCATCCGGCATCCGCGGCGTCGGTCGGGCCGCGACCGAGTTCGCCGACGTCGGCAGCCAGCTGCGCGAGTTCGGCGACGCCGGGGACATCACGCGCAGCTACGGACCGGCCGACGATTTCAGCTCCGATCGCATGCGCGTCGAGAACTCTCTCTACGATCGCATGAACCCGCAGCTCGATCGCGAGCGCGCCAACGTCGAGCAGCGGCTCGCCGATCAGGGCATCCGCTACGGCTCGCCCGCGTATGCCGCGGCGATGGACGACTACAACCGGCAGGCCAATGACCTGCGGCTTGGTGTTACGCAGGCGGGCGGCGCCGAGCAGCAGCGCATGATGGACATGGCGGCGCAGCGTGCGGGCTTTGAGAACGCAGCGCAGCAGCAGGATTTCCTGCAGCAGCAGTCGCGCGGGCAATTCTACAACGCGGGGCAGGCCGCCGATTACACGCAGGCTGCGGGCCGCGCGGAGTTCGGCAACGCGGGCCTCGCGCAGCAGCTGGCGCAAGAGCAGACCGCGTTCAATGCCGAGAACATGGCGCGCAACCAGTACATGAACGAGCAGTACGCGCTGCGCAATCAGCCGGTCAACGAGATCAGCGCGCTGCTGTCGGGGTCGCAGATTAGCAATCCGAACTTCGTCAACACGCCGAACAACCAGATCCCGACGACCGACGTCGCGGGCCTGATCAACAATCGTTTCAGTCAGGACATGGACATCTACAAGCAGGAGAGCACCAACAACAACGCGCTAATGGGCGGCATGCTGGGGCTCGCGGGCAACATGGCGAAATTGTCTGACGTGCGTGAGAAGGAAGACATCAGCCACATGGGCACGGTGTTTGCCGCGGATCCTGAAGGCAGCAGCCGTGAGCTGCCGATCTACGAGTACAGCTACAAGAGCGATCCGCGCGGTGAGCGTCACGTCGGGCCGATGGCACAGGACGTGGAGAAGATCGACAAGCGCGCCGTCAAGACAAAGGGCGGCAGGAAGTACATCGACATGACCCGCATGGGCAGCATCCTGAAGGCAGCGTGATGTCGGACCAGTACAGCAATCCGTTCGGCTCGTTTATTTTCGGCGGTACCTCCGACACGCCGACCTATGAGGAGCTGAAGCGCCGCCGCGCGATTGCGGCTGCGCTCGCCGCCCGGCAGCGTGGCTATCCGAAGAACATCGGCGAGGGCCTGACGGCGCTCGGCGAGGGGATTTATGAAGGTGTCAGCGAGTGGCGGCTGCGCCAGCAGGAAGAAAAGCTGAGAGGCATAAATCAGGGCCTGCGCGGCGGCCCTCCGCCCGAGGCGGATGGCGAGAGGCCCGCAACGCCAGCGCCTGCGCCGGTCAGTGACGCCGGAGATCCGGCCGGTGGTGCCGTCGCGTTTGCGATGCCGGAGGCCGACGTTCCAGCAGTCGAAGATCTGCCGCCACCCATGGCAGCAGTTGCCGCGCCTCCGCCGCCGGAGATCGGCAGCACGGCGCCGATCGAGCCGCGGCCGGTGCAGACGACGAGCTTCGTTCGTCCGCCGGACGTCGACGTGCCGCCGCCGCAAGGCGAGATCCCGTTCGAGGGCCCAATGCCGGATCCGCGGGTGCAGGCCCGCATGCGGGCGCTGGGCGGCATCGAGACTGGCGGCTCGCGCACGCCATACGAGGAAGAGGGCGCCGTGACGCGGTCTGGCGATCAGGCGCAGGGCAAGTACCAGATCATGGGCAAGAACGTGCCCGGCTGGACGAAGGAGGCGCTGGGCTATTCGCTGACACCAGAGGAGTTTCGCGCGCACCCGAATGCGCAGGAGATCACGGCCCGGCAGCGGCTGGGCGGCTACGTCGACAAGTACGGCGAGGAAGGCGCGGCGCGGGCTTGGTATGGCGGCGAGCGCGGCATGCGCAACCTTGGCGCCCGTGACGTGCACGGCCGTCTCACGGTGGCCGACTACGGGCAGGACTTCATGCGCAGGCTTGCCGCCGACACCGGCGAGGAAAGCCCGCGCAGTCGCGTCGCGGCAGCTCTGGTGCGGCAGGGCCGCCCGGCCGGGCCCGACGTGGCGCCGGAGGCGATCGCCGGGCTGATGCCGCCGCAGCAGCTGGCGCAGCAGCCCGAGCAGCCGCCCGGCGAGACAGAGGTCCGGCAGCAGGCCATTCTCAAGGAGCTGCTCGGTGGTGGCCGCGGCGGCCGCGGCCCTGCCACGGCAGCGCTCGGCCGCGAGGGCGTCGGCAGCGACGCTCCGCTGCCCGGTATTGGCGCGTTGCCGGGCCTCGAAGGGTCGATAAGGAGCCGGGAGGGGATCTACAACGCGGTCCAGCAGCAGCAGGGGCCAGCGCCAGCTCCCGCGCCGGACGTTCCGCAGGCCGGTGCCAACGTGGTCGCGCAGGCGCCCACGGGGGCGGCCACCGATGCGGGCGGCGGCGCTGGCGCCGCAGGCGCGAGCATGTTCGACCCGCGGCCGATTAGCTCGATGCCGCCCGCGGCGTTTACACCGACAGGCGCGCAGCAGGGTATTGGCAAGGCGCCCGCCAAGCTGCCGTCCGAGGAGGCCATCCCTCCGGCGGCGCCGCTGACGGCGAAGCAGCCCGGTGCGCTGGAGCCGCCCCCGACAGCAAGCAAGCCCGGCCGGGAGGAGACGTACTGGCGCAACGTGATGCGTCACCCGTCAGCCGACACGGCGACGCAGGCTTATGCCAAAGAGCAGGCCGAGCAGTACGAGCGCAGCAGGTTGAAGGCTGACGAGCGCGCCTATGAGCAGTGGACACACAAGCGCAGCGTCACGCAGGCCGAGCAGACCAAGTACGAAGAGAGCCTGCGCACTGCACCGCGCGAGGCGCTCGAACAGCACAAGGTCAGGCTTGAGATCCAGAAGGCACAAGCCGACGCGCGGATGCAGCCCGATCAGGCGCTCAAGCTTCAGAAGGAGATCGAGGCCGTCGACGCGCAAATACAGAAGACCAAGCAGGGCCTCATCACGCCTGCCGCGGGCCCGTCTGCAGGTTACGATACGCGCCTCGGCACGCCGCAGAGCCCGCAGCGCAATCGCAACCCTGCGCCGCCGCCTGTGCCGCCCGGCACCGCCCCTGAGATGTGGGCGGATCAGCAATCCAAATCGATCAAGAAGGACCTCGACGCCGTCGACGCGGCCGAGCCTGAGTTCAGGAAGATGCTCGAAACGATCGACTATGTTCGCAAGCATCCCGGTAAGAAGCTCGGCACGGGGCCGTCATCTCTCGTAATGCCGCCGAACACCGACGCCTACACGTTCAGTGGCGGCAAGGAAGGCGGCTTGATCGGCCAGCTCAAGGGCAAGAACTTTTTGTCTGGTTACGCAAAGCTGAAGGGCGGCGGCGGTCAGATCAGCAACATCGAAGGCGAGAAGACCGAGCAGTCGCAGGCCGCGCTCAATCCGCTGGCAGGCGAGAAGGCGATGGATGCGGCACTCAACGCCATGGAAGACAGCATCCGCTACGACCTTGAAGTGGCGCAGCGCAGGACCCACCGACCTGTCACGGCGTGGCAGCGCACGCCGAACGATCCCTACGCCCCAGACCTCGGCGAGCGAAAGGGCAACAAGGAGTACATCGGCGGGAAGCCAAGCGATCCAAACAGCTGGAGAGATGTCCGGTGAGCGCGGAGAAACCTTGGGAGGACTATCCCGACCCGCTCGCGCGTGACGCCGCGCCCGCAGAGCAGGAGGGCGTCGGCTATGGCGAAGACATCGTCAAGGGCGCGGCTGGCGGGCTCGGCCGCGGCGTCTCCGGCACGCTTGGCTTGCCCGGCACCATCGGCGGGCTCTACCGCAAGGGCCTGAGCAAGATTGGCGTGCCCGACGAGTATCTCGACATGGGCGCCAAGGCGATGCGCCTCACACCATTCGCTGCACTCGCCGGGCCCGACGCGACGCAGGTGAAGGAGGCGATCGAGAGCCAGACCGGAAAATTCTACGAGCCGAAGACCATCCCCGGCCAGTATATGTCGACGTTCGCCGAGTTCGCGCCGGGCGCGCTGATCCCCGGCGGCGGTGGTGCCGGCGCGCGCCTGCTCAACACCGCCACCGGCGCGCTCGCGTCGGAAACGGCGGGCCAGATCACCAAGGGCACGGCCGCCGAGCCGTGGGCGCGCGGCATTGCCGGCGCGGCCGCGCCTCTCACTGTCGGAAAGATTGTCACGCCAGCAGCTCCGGCAACGCGCGCGCGGCAGGAAGCTGTCGGCGTGCTTGAGCGTGAAGGCATCCCGGTCACGGCGGGCCAGCGCACTGGCTCCAAGCCCATCCAGTGGGCCGAGAGCGTTGCCGCCGACATGCCGGGCTCGGCGGGCCGGGCGGGGGAGCTGTTCGGCGGCCAGCGGACTGCCTTCGACCGTGCCATGACCAATCGCACGTTCGATCGCGGCGAGCTGCGCGCACGCGGCGTCCCCGACGACGTCAACCTGCCGGACGCGAGCGTGCGCCGGCATGGCGGGGAGGCGCTGAGCGACGAGTACACCCGCCTGACGCAGAATGATCTCCGGTCTAATCCGCAGCTGCAAAACAGAATGACGCGTGCACTGGGCGAGTACGAGCGCAGGGTGCTACCGAGCCAGCGCACGCCAGCCGTCGAGCAGACCCGGAACGACATCGTCGACAAGCTTGTCGCGCAGGGCGGCCGCATGCCCGGCGATGAGTATCAGGCGATACGGTCACAGATAGGAGAGAGCGCGAGAGCGCCCGGAATTAACCCGCAGCAGAAGATTGCGCTCAGGGAGTACAAGTACGCGCTGGACGAGGCCATGCAGGCTGGCCTGTCTCCGGCTGATGCCGCGGCATGGGCGCGCAACAATTTGCGCTACGCCAACATGAAGACGCTGGATCCGGCGATTGCGTCGGCAGGCGAGAACCTGTCCCCGGCCCGCGTCGCGCAGGCGGTGCGCTCGGGGCGCAATTCGGAGTACGCTTCGCAACGCGGCAACCTCGACGAGCTGGCGGACGCCGCGGCGCTGGTCATGAAGGATCTGCCGCAGTCCGGCACCGGCCCGCGCACGGCAGTACAGCAGCTGTTCAACGCGCCGACGCTGTTGTCGACCGGCGGCGGCGGGCTCCTCGGCACCATGTTCGGCGGTCCAATAGGTGCCGCTATTGGCATAGGGGCGCCGCTTGCCGCTGCGCGCGGGGTCGTGTCCCGGCCCGGTCAGGCGTATCTTGCCAATCAGGCCATCCCGCAGCATGCGCGTGAGGCGATCGCGCAGGCGCTGTTGCAGCAGGCTATTTCGCAGCCCAGTGGTGTTGAGCGGAACGCGGCCGAGCAGGAAGCCTACGACAAAGAGCAGCGGGAGAGGCGCTAATGCCACGTAACGGTTCCGGCGTTTACAGCATTCCTCTGGGGACCGAAGGCGTCCCTGACACGACGATTGAGAGCAACAAGTACAACGCGTTCGTTCTCGACGTTCAGCTGGACCTGAACACGCCGCGGCCGATCGTTGCTGGCGGCACCGGCGCCGGTGACGCAGGCACGGCCATGGCCAAGCTCGGTGGCGAGCGCATGGGCGAGGTCGTCACCAACTACGACAGCCACATCTTCCGCGCAGGCTCGTTCTACTCGGCGACGACGGCGACCGGCTCGCCGTTTTCCGGGCATGCGTTCTCCGGCATCAGCTACTCCAGCGATGTCGTCCCGGTCAGTGGCATCCCGCCGAACCTGAACGTCGTTGTCGAGGCGCGAGATCTCACAGAAACGAGCGAGCCCGGCACGCTGTGGGTCCGCCGCAAGACGGCAGGCGCGTGGGGTGCGTGGACGGCAACCGCAGGAACCAGTGGCGGCGCCGCGGCGACGATCGGCTCGCAGCCGACCGGCAACATCGGCGCGACCAACGTGCAGGGCGCGATCAATGAGTTGGAGCTAGAGAAGGCACCGATCTTGTCGCCGAACTTTACCGGCACGCCGACATCCAGCGGCACCATTCCGCCGGTCGACAACAACAGCACGCGGCTTGCGACGACGGCGTGGTACATCGCGCAAGCCTCGGCCGCGACGCCGATCGTCGCGGGCGGCGGGGGCGCGATCGGATCCTCGACGCGGTTCGCGCGCGCCGACCATGTGCACCCGGCCGACAATTCGTGGCTGAACGGCGGCGTCTTTGTCGGCCAAATATCGGTCAGCTACGCCAATCCGAAGATCATCATCCAGAAGGCCTCGACGGGTCAGGAGGCTATCTTCGAGGGCCGCACCGGCGCCAATCCGCGCTGGCAAGTGGTGATGGGCAACAACACGACCGAGAGCGCCAACGCTGGCAGCGACTGGCAGCTCCGGGCGTTCCTCGACAATGGCACGCAGACGACGTGGACGCCGGTGCTGGTCGAGCGCAAGACCGGCTGGGTGTCGATCGCTGGCGACACCAGCGGGCCGAAGCTGCGGCTGGTGAAGAGCCAAAACGGCGCAAACAGCCGCCTTGAGGGCTACCTCAATGCGTTTCAGCGTTGGGGCCTGTCGCTGGGCAACGTCGAGACAGAGAGCAGCGGCGACGCCGGATCCAATTTCGAGATCGCGGCATTCACCGATGGCGGTTCGCTCAAGTCTATTGCGCTGTCCATCCGCCGGTCTGACAGCCAGCTGCAGATTGCGGGCGATGCACTGAAGCCCGGCGGTGGATCGTGGACCGCTACGAGCGACGCCCGCATCAAGAATGTCCTGCGCGATTACGATCGCGGGCTGGATGACATCGCGAAGGTGCGGCCGGTGGTCTACACCTACAAGGGCAACGACGTGCCGCGGCCAAACCTCCCGAGCCCGCACGCCATAATGGCGGCGGCCGGTACGCAGTTCGCTGGCCTGATCGCGCAGGAGCTGGAGCAGATCATGCCGGAGATGGTGCGGCGCCAGCCCGGCATCATCGACGGCGCGAAGGTCGACGACCAGCGCGTGATCGTCGACACGACGCCGCTGATCTACGCGCTGATCAATGCGGTGAAGGAGCTGAAGGCGCGCGTCGAGGTTCTGGAGAACCCATGAGCGAAGTAGGTCAGGCTGCAAACACCTTCATGGATGCAATGAAATCGCAGCCGCTCGCGCTCGCGCTGTGCGTGATGAACGTCGCGCTGCTGGCGATCATGTTCTACCAGAACAAGGGCTACACCGAAGCGCGCCAGACCAGCCTGACTATGATCCTCGACTACCAGAAAGAGATGCAGAAGCTGCTGGCACAGTGCGGCAGTCCGCGGTCTGACATCACACCATCGGATGAGGAGCACACATGAACGAGAACCTCACGCTCAGCGTCGCAGGCGCCAATCTGGTGAAGGCATTCGAGGGCTGCCTGCGCAAGGCGGGTCACGACCAGATCAAGGCCTACGTTTGCCCGGCGGGTGTCGTCACGATCGGATGGGGCACGACGACCGAGCACGGCCACAAGATCACCAAGGACATGGTCTGGACGCAGAGGCAGTGCGACGAGGCGTTCCTCGCCGACATGAAGGCGTTCGAGGCATCGGTGAAGCGGCTCGTAAAGGTGGAGCTGAACCAGCACCAGTTCGATGCGCTGGTGTCGTTCTGCTACAACTGCGGCGCGGGCAATCTTGAGAAGAGCACGCTGCTGCGCAAGGTGAACGCCAAGGATTTTGCGGGCGCCGCCAATGAGTTTCACAAGTGGAACAAAGGTGGCGGCAAGGTGTTGCCGGGATTGATCAGGCGGCGCGCGAGCGAGAGCCTGCTGTTCCGCGGCATCCCCGATCTCGACTATGACGGCAAGCCGGACAAGGTAGTGCCGCACGAACCGGCCAATGAGATGCCGCAGGCGGTCGACCGTCCTGCGGATGCCTGAGGAGGCCCGCATGTCTATTGGTTTGCTGTTCTGGATCCTGATGGTGTTCTGGTTTCTGAGCTGGATTGGCACGACCTACGCGCCGACGCAGTGGCCGTGGGCGACGCACGCCGGAAACGTGCTGTTCTTCCTGTTGTTATTTCTGCTGGGATGGAAGGTGTTCGGGTTTGTCATCCACGCCTGAGCCGGGGTACAGTCCCGGCGCTTCGTTGTGATGGACAAGCAATCCGCCGAGGTCAGGTTAGGCGACTTCCTGATTTTCCGTGGGTCTGAGCGCCCGGCCTAAACAGCCGGGCGCTCTCGTTTTCAGTCCATGCGGCAGATCTCGAACGTGCCGTCCTTTTGCACGACCATCACCCACGCGTGCGGATAGACATAGATCTCTTCGTCATGGAACAGGATGACGCAGTAGGGCTTCAGCGGCGGGTCGCCGGGGTATGTCAGGGTCGTTCCGTTGCGCTTGAAGCCGGTCACCGACCGCCAGCCGCTGATGTAGTTTGCATTGAACTGTTCACGCGCGGTGCGGGGATCGTCATCCCTGAGAAACGTCGGGATGAACCCGACGACATCCCGAAGCCTCTCAACATCGAGCCTTATATCTTTGCTGATGATGATCATGGGCTCTCCCTCAGTTTCCAATAGCCATACACACACCGCGTGCCGAAGCGGCTCGGGTCGTAAGTGTCGAACACGACGCCGTCGATCAGCGCTGTGAAGTGTTTGCTGAGCGAGACGACATAGCGGCCGCGGCTCGGCACCTCGCCGTTCCGCAGGTGCACCTTGCAGCCCGAGCCGATCGCCATGGTGGGCGTCCACTCGAAGCCCAGATCGGCCATGTAGTCCTTGAACCACTTGCGGTTCGTATTGATGCCGTTGGACGCGGTGATGCCACGCTTGCCGGTGCGCTTGCTGCGGCGCTGCTTGCCGTTGCCGACTGCGAGACGATCGTAGACTTCCGCGTACGGTCGGCCACTGGCGATCGCGATCGAGCGCGCGACGCAGTCGCCACTTGACGCGCTGAAGAAGCCTGCCTTGGCGCGGCCGCCATCGGTGATGATGACCCTCATGACGCACCTCCGAGGTCGGGGATCATGTCGTCGAACACGTCGGTGTCCTTGAACACAAGCGGCTCAAGGATCTCGCCGGACGCGACCGAGACGCGGATGTCTCCGGCGTGCCCGCGAGTGAGCCGGGCGCCTTTTTCCAGCGCGGCGAGCCTGCGCCGCACGGTCCTGATCTTGTTGTAGTTGCGCACCAGATCGGTGAGCAGTTTCTCGCGACGCTCCAGCGCGCGATAGAGTTCGTCGCGGGTGATGGTGCGGCGCCGGTCGCGCAGTGTCGGGTTGTTCATTAGGCAACCCCATTATTCATGTCGTCACGCAGCATGTTGGCGAGATGCAGAGCAACGTCCGCTCCCCCCTTGCGGCTGATAGCGAACTTGCGAACGCGCTGGCGACCGTTGTTCTGATGCCAGACGCTGTAGCCGATAACCTTGTTGCGGTCCTTTACGGCGCGATCAGCCTCAACCCAGTATTTCTTTTCCATCGGTCTTCTCCTCTGTGATGAACAGAAGCATTATAAAATGGATAGGCCACCATGTCAAGCCTGACACGGTGGCCCATCCTGATTACTAGGACCTCACCAGCCGAATTTTTCGGCGCAGATCGGGCCGATGCCGCGCAGCCGCCACTCGGAGCGCAGCGTCGCGTTGCAGACGCAGCACACGCCAGTCTCCTGCCCGTAGACCTTGGCCGCGTCGGCGGGGCTCTCGACGAACTTGAGAACCTGCGCCTGCTGCTCCGGGGTGCACTCGCGCATGGCAACGAAGCGGCCGCCCGCGATCTTGCCGAGATACGTCTCGCCCGCCTTGACGTAGAGCGCGCCCGGATTTTTGCTGTGGGCCTTGGCGGGGCTGATCGTGATGCCGCCGATCGTCAGCTTGGGCGAGCGCACTGTCAGGCCCTTGGCCTTGGCTGCCGTGTAGGCCGCCGCCTGATCGAACGCTGCCTTGAGGCGATCGACACCAGCCGCGTCGACGACCGGCGCCGAGGCCTCGCGCTCGGCGCGCTCGACAACGCGGGCCGCGGCGCGCTCGACGTCGCGCGCCATCAGCTTGCGCACGGCGCCGAGCTGGCCATCGGTCAGCGTGCCGTACTGGTGAAGCTTGGCCAGCAGGTCGGTCGGGAAGGTGAAGGTGCCGTTGCGCTGGCTGTTGGACAGCGCCGCGGCGCGCAGCCACGCGATCACGTCGGCGTGCTCGGCCTGCCACGCGCGATCGGCGACCGCCTTGCTCTCACGCTTGGCCACGGCGCGATCCTGCGCCTTGGCGCGAGCCTCCGGCGAGGTCTTGAACGTGAACTTGCCGGCGCCCTTGCAGGCGAAGCACATGCCGAAATTGCCGTAGCGGCCCGTGCCGCGACACTTTTTGCAGCCCTCGGAGAACATCTTCTCGGGGGCGATGTAGCCGGCCTTGCCGGCGCGGACCGGGCTGGCAGCGGGAGCGTCGAGGTCGTCTTGCGGGAAGTAGTCGTTCGGGTCGCGGGCGTTCATGGCTCATCTCCGTTGTGATGAGCCCTTATAGGCCAAGGTGTCAGGCCTGTCAAGCTGGCCTAATCACATTTTTATTGCCGCCGCGCCTGCTCCCGCCGCTCATACTCGTCCCTCAGGCGGATCAGCTCCCGGCTGTATTCGGAAAGCTCCCGCCGCAGGCCGTCTACCAGTTTGTCGATCATGCCGTCAGCCATGTTTTCGCTGTCGGTTATCATGCCGAGCATGTGCCGCGCCCCGGTGAAAAAGGCGAAGCGCACCATCGCGATCTGGCTGTCGCTGACGTTGTCCGGCGCCGTAGACAGCATGTCGCTGACAAAGCCCGCCTCGATGAAGCGGCCCTTGTCGTTAAGCTCCTTGCGCAGCTGGCGGATTGCAGCCTCGGTCTTGATCATTCCTTGGGCCTCTCCTCGAAGTATTTGCAGGCCGACCAGCTCGCGTTGATCGCCGGGCCGTGCTTGCCGGTCAGCCTGTGGAACATCGCGCAGCCAAGCTTTCTGCGCACGGCATCGAAGTGCTGGTAGCCCTTGTGCTGGCAGCCGCCGCAGATCGCGCCCCGCGGGCCGGAGCCCGCAAAGTAGGCCATGCCCGGCCGCACGTCACCGCGGTCCCTGACGCCCGGTATTTTAGTCATGGTCATGGCCGCGCTCCCCCCAGAAGCTTGCGAACAGGCAAGCGCCAATCATCACGAATAGCACCGCGACCTCCAAGGTCAGCAGCGCATAATAATAAGGATCCACAGCTATTCCCTCCTGTTGACAAACTAGGATAGTCCAGAAAGTATGGCCGGTCCAGATTAACAGGGAGTTAAAATGGCCGAAGAGGACACATATCTTGGGGACGGCCTCTACGCGTCGTTCGACGGTTTCCAGATCAGGCTCTACGCCAGCAACGGCGTGAGCGTCACCAACGAGGTGTTTCTGGACGGCGTCGTTGCCCGCGCATTCGTGCGCTTCATGGCTCACAAAGGAATGCGGCCAGATCCGCCTAAGCGCGAGATCGGCCCGACCGGGACTTTCCCCGATGGAAAGATCAGCCCCGACGACCAAGGCGGCATGAAGGTCGCCATCGGCATCGACAGCACGCGCCGCCTTATCCGCCTTGAGTTCGGCGGGCCGGTCGCGTGGATGGCCATACCGCCAGAGGCGGCGCTGGAGCTTGCCTTGTTACTCACCGAAAAAGCAGCAGCAGTCGAAAGGATGAACTCACGATGAGCAGACTAACGTCGGTCAATACAGTGATCTCGGTGCTGGGTGGCAACCAGCGGGTCGCCGCCATCACGCACAGCAATCGCAAGGTCGTGACAAACTGGAAGGCCGCGCAGCGCTTCCCGGCCGCGACCTACGTGGCCCTGACCGTTGCCCTCAAAAAGATGGGGCTCAGCGCCGACACCGAACTGTGGGCAATGCGCGGCACCAAGCGGCGGGTGAAACGATGAGCAGCACAGTCGACCAGCGCACCAACAGCATCTGGGACACGCCCGGCCTCAACGAGCGCCTGCGGGAGCTGGTCAAGGACGTGTTCTCCAGCAAGCGCATCGCCGACATGCTGTCGGAGGAGTTCAGCCTGCGCATCAACCGCAACATGGTGATCGGCCGATCGCGCCGGATCGGCGCCAGCGAACGCGTCGGGCCGCCGAAGCGGGCGGCGCCGGATCCCCGGCGCAAGCGCAACGACAGCCCCCGGCGCCACAAGCCCATCGAGGCGGCGCCCGCGCGCATACCCGGTGCGCCGGTCGAGGGCCTGCCGACAGACTGCAAGTGGCCGCTGAACGACGGCCGGCCGGTCTGGTTGTTCTGTGGCGCGGCGAGGCAGGACAGCATGCCCTACTGCACCGACCACTGCCGCATGGCCTACAATCGGGTGCGCGCATGAGCACAATCCCGCAGAGCGAAATAAAGGACGCCCGCGCGCGGCTGAAGAGGGACAACGCCAAGTGGCCCAAGGTGCTCAAGCGGGTGCCGGTCGAGGAATGGCCGCCGATGAAGCGGGGCTCCAATGGCGCTATTCTGATCGGCGTCTGGCGATCGAACAGGTTTCTGGTGCAGGTGTTTGTCGAAGGCAACCTGCGCCGCCTGACCATCAATCGCGCGGAGATCCGCAACGACGGCTACTGGATGGACGGCATCACTTGGGACGAGATGCAGCGGCTCAAGCGCGAGTGCGGCTACGGTGACGTCGACGCGGTCGAGATATTCCCGGCCGACAAGGACCTCGTCGACGTCCAGTGCATGCGGCACCTGTGGATCATGGAGGGCGATCTCCCGTTCAAGTGGAAGCAGCGCAAGCCGGAGGCCACATGACAATCCCCGAGGTCCGCCGCGAGCTGCTCAAGGTCGCGCGCAAGCTTGCCAAGCTGGGCAAGGTGTCGATCGCGCGCAAGCTGCGATCGCTGGAGGGCGAGATGTACCGGCGCGCCTACGATCGCACGCCGGTCAGATCGCAGAAGATAACGCGGGTTCTTCAGGCCACCATCCGCCGCTATAAGCGCCAGCATCCTGATGCGTCCCGGCAGATGATGGGCGACGTGTTCCGCGTCAATCAGGCGCGCATCACCGAGGCAATCAGAGGGAAGCGCAAATGAGAAAATTCTGGGCGAGCGTGCTGCGCTGGCTCGACGCGCCCGAGCCGCCCGCCTATCCGCTGCCGTATGACCGCGGCATGGACGTCGTCCTGCCGTGCGCGCTGTGCGGCTGGCGCGAAGAGATCCACGCGCCGACGTTCGCTGCCGACTACCCGGCCGCGGCCGACCACGCGTTCGTGTCACCATGCAACAACGGAGAAGCCTGAATGCGCACACTCACCGACCACATCGCCAGCCCCGGCAGCGACCGCATCGAGATCAGCGTCATGGGAGCGCCGGGCCCGGGCGGCGCGCACTATCACTACATCTTTGACATGGACGGCACCGACAGTCTGGGGTTCTACTTCCAGAACGGCTCGATCCCCGAGCACGGCGTCAATGGCGTGACGCAGGAAGCGCTGCTGGCCGTCGTCATCGATCGCCTGCGCTCGTTTCAGTCGGGCCCGTTCGCGTGCCGCGAGAACGCGATCGCCCTGACCAAGTGCGAGGAGGCCCTGCACTGGCTACACGCGCGTACCCGCGATCGCATGGCGCGCGGCGTCGAGGGACGGGTGACCCCTTAATAGACCGGCATAGGAAGTTACATGGTCCCAGCATACGGCCCAAACTGGCGATACAGGGTGGCAAAGTTGAGCCCCTTTGTTCGGCACATCTACGGCCTCTATGAGTTTGGCTTTCGTTTCCATGTTGCACCATGGAATAGACGGCGCAGACCTAAGCGCAACGAACGCAAATAGACCGGAAAGGAAAAATACCGATGGCGAAGAAAAAGGAAAAGCCGGACGGACGCCGCATCTGCACGTGCGAGTGCGGCGGCACCGTGTACGGCGTTGAGGAACTCGATCGCTTGTTTAGTGCGTGCGACACATGCACGCCGGTTGTGTCAATCAGGGTGTTGCCGCCACGCTGGATCAGCGCAAACCGCAACAGCCGTTCTTAGACCGGAAAGGATGGATACATGGCAGATGACACCACAGCAGAGGGTATCCCTATTCGGGATTACTTTGCGGGGCAGTTCATGGCTGCCGCATTTGAGCGAGCCAGAACACTGACTGGCGGAGAATACGAACGGTTGACCATC